GTCTTGGTCCTATTGCCACGGAGAAGGAGCTGGGAGACAACACTGTGACTAACCGATCTCTTGCATGGCAAGACGAAAAGAAAGAAACACAGTGGTTCTCCTTATCTGGCTGGAACAAGCTTTCCAAAGAAATGGCTGAGTTGCCTCCAGGAACTCCGACTATTGCTGTTGGTAGTTTTACGTCATCTGAAAGAGATGATAAAAAATACATCAACTACGGGGTCTCTAAAGTTTTATACCTACCTAGAGGGTCTAAAGCCGCTCCAACAAAAGCAGCTGACCCTGAAAAAGGTGTCGTCTCTAAAGCCGCTCTTGGCTCACTCGATTTTTCTCTCTGAACTAACGGAACCTTCTCATGGTATTTATCGCTGGCAAATTCAATGCCGAAGAAATTCTTTGTCAACTACCGCCGCACACGTTACGCATCGATCTTCAAGCGCGTCGCTGGAAATCCGATAATGACCCGGACTCTGCGATCACCGACACGAACGACAATGGGATACCGATTGAGTTCATCCTTCTTGGTTTCACACCGTATTTCGGCAACCTCGGAATGCGAACGCACGAAGAGTTTATTCGTATTTCTTACATTGGTGTCACGCCTTCTCATCGTCTCCTTCCTCCACGATGCGTTTGCACGAGCATCATCAGTGGTAAGTCGTCTCAAAAGAACTTTATCTCGTACTTTCAGACGCTCTACAACAACAGGATCAATGTAGGAGAAGTAATTACTTCTACGAAATTTGTACAACGGTCATTTAATGAGCGTGATCCTTTGACAGGAGCTGACGGAGCGAAAATCAACTACAACGTCGTAGAGTTCTCAGATCGTCCGGCTCAGAACGATGATGAGAAAAAACTCATCGAAGACGTGGGAGCTTGGCTCGAAGCTTCAGCAGATCTCGTGGCGTCTGCACTACGAGCTGTTATCCCCGGCTCTAATCTGGTTGAGCTTCCTATGGGAGAAGATCACGAGAAAATTAAAACCTCGTTCATCGACCAAAACCCTAAAAGGTTAGAAGCTGGAGCACCGCAAGGTCTAGCTGCTCTTCCTGCCGATGCTGGTGTTCCCGGTAAAAAAGTTTCTCCTCCTCCCACGGCTACCAGCGAAAAGGGGGCAGAGTTAACAGAGGCGCAACTTAAAGCGCTGAAGGACGCGGGGCTATCCGTCTGATGTAAAATTTTGACGAGGGGAGACGAGGCTCGGAGTCTGTTGACTTCGAGTCTTTTTTTTGTGTTTAATTTTCGTAGTCTATTAGTTCGCCAAAACTAGGTAAAGGAAGATCGTGCGTTATAGAGTAAATGGCGATCTTTTCCAGCAGCCTCCCCCTAATCAGATACGATAAGTGCATCACTTCAAGCACCTCGCGAGCATCAGTCCTGTTAAGGTCATATAATGAATCTAGGAACATACGGTGTCCTAAGTCTTCTTCCAAAGACAGATGACTCCTTAGCTTCTCAACCAGATCCTCTCTAAGCATGTCTAAGTTTTACAAAGTCCCTTCTGGTATTTTTAATCCTATAGGAAACTGCGAGTGGTTTAAAGGTAGTGTCCTCCTCCCTTTAGATTTCACAGGGGAGCTTAAAAAACAAGTACAAGAATTCAGTAAGGATGAAATAATTACAAATGAATTCGAGGAGAATGTAGCAGACGTTGACTGGTGGGCTAAGTACAAAAATCAGGTAGATTGGGTAGTTGCTATTACTCAAGGTAATAAGGAGTATACGCAGTGGGTCACAGACTGTGGTGTTCAGATTGCAAGAAAGGGAGTTTGCATACTCGATAGACTGACGTTTTTAGAGCCTACGAGAAGTCGAGAAAGCTTTCTTGAAAACTTTGCGTTGATAAACATTAAGGTTCTTAGTCCTCGACCCGCATTCCGTGCGGATGAGATAAAAGCAAAAGACTCAGTAACTTCTGCGTGGTTTGTGTTTACAGACGCTGGAGAAGCGAAAGTAAGGACAGCGATAGATTATTCTATAAACTGGCAGAACTCGCGGGATCTAAAGGTATGAGAGGGAATCTAAACGACAAGCTTGAGCGCCTGATTACGCTTCAGGAACAAACCAATATCAGACTAGATAAAGTCACGGCACTGCTTGCTGGTAATCAACTACTTACTGAATGTATAGACCCCACAGGTAAAGTTAGGACTCCAGATGAGTGTGCAGAGATTGTAGTAGAAGGATTCAGTGCTGCTCTGTGTCTTATGGATGAATTAGAGCAACGTAATAAGCAGTATCAGTATCAACAATCTGAGTTCTTTTTAGAAGAACTTGAGGAGATCCCAACCAAGCAAGACTAAAAAATTAGACTAAGCTAATTAAAATTACACAATTATTGTGTCTGATACCCGCGTAACGATTAATGGAAGGAGACACTATATTTGTGGAGGAGTACCGAAACCTCTACCTTCGGTTACGTCTGTTCTAAGTGCCACGGCGACTGAGGCTACAAGAAAGAAGCTAGCTCATTGGAATCTGATGAATCCAGGAGTTGCAGACGCTGCAGCTGAAAGAGGAAACTGGATACACAACAGCGTAGAAAATTACTTACGTGGGTTACGTGTCATTCCTCCAGACAATTATCTTCCTTTCTGGGACGGTGTTCCTGAACTACTAGATGACTTACTAGACGGTGGACGTGTTCTATGGTCTGAAAAACCTTTTAATCAGCCTAGCTGGTCTGACTATGTGGGAGACGATGGAGTAGGTAGGATCCATTACTACGATGAGAACACTGGATACGGATACGCGGGTTGTTGTGACTTGATTTATATGAACAGTAACGCTGAGATAGTATTGGCTGATTTTAAAACAAGCAACGGACCATACAGCGCAAGATTTCCAAACAAAAAAAATAACTTAGACGAAAAAACAAAGAAGGCTTTAATAAGTGGAGTCTTTAAAACAAAGAAGACAAGATTACAGTTAGCGGCATATAAAGCAGCAGCTGAAGCTTGTCTAGGTATTAAAATTAAAAAAACTCAGATTATTGTCACAACAGCTATTAAAGAATACAACACTCAGATATTTACATTTGGTCCAGACGAAGTTGAGAAAGACCAGGAGGCTTGGTTTCAAGTGGTTGCAGATTATTATGAGTCGGGAAAAGCAACTGGAAGAGCTTAGACTCAATTTCGCGCAGATGCTTTAAGAGCGTTCGCTTTATCGTTTCTTAACAGTATTCAGTGACAAACCATGGCATACTAAAGGACACAGAAGAACATCATGCACTTTATTTGCTCAGTTAATGAGGCTGTCGTTCCTTACCTTGACGAAAAGACAGGGAAAATTGAAGCGGGTGGAAACTTCTCAGCTTTTAATCAAAATTGGCGACCGATTCAAGCTAACGCTGAGCAAATAAAATCTCTTGTAGGAGCCAAAGCAGGTTTATGTGCTTGGCATCTCCGGGGAGGCAAACGAACTCAGGGATCGACAGGAGTCGTCGTAGCTGGTCTCATTATTGTTGACATAGATAATCAGGCTGACGAAAAAGGGCCGAACGGAGAAAAACTACAAAAACAAGAGCTTACAGTTGCACAGGCGTTGGATCTAGAAATATGCAAAAAATACTTAACCTGTGGTTATTACTCACCTTCCACGTCGGAATCTTGGCCTCGTTTCAGGCTTGTCTTTGGTCTTGAACATTCGATATATGATCCAAACTTTTATAGCTGGTTCTGTAAGAGAATCTATTCCCTTATCCCTGGTTCAGATGTAAGAGCAACGACTATTCCTAATTTGTTCTATGGAGCAAAAGATATGTCTGAAGTGTTTCTGACATCTGACAACTTCATACCAAAAAATAAAATAGACGACGCTTTCAGGGAATACAACGCGGCTCCGATTCAGCTTCAAACTCAAGAGGGAAACCCTGAAGAGTATTTAAGTAATGTGACACTACGCAGAAATGGTTTAGAACTCGAACGAGTTGTGTCACACACAGTGGGTTCTGTGTTACATGGAAACGAGGTAGGTGATCGAAGCTCAACCATGGCTGCAGTTTTCAAAGAGCTGATCGGATGGGCGAACTGGTGTAATAAAAATAAAGTTGCTCTGTGCGCAACACCGCTTTCTGTGAGCTATACTGCGTTTGAAAACATCTATGGTTATCCTCATGAGATCGACGGAAAATTTGGAAGGATTCTTAATTCGATTAAGAACCCAGCGGAATTGCAGCCTGCAGTAGCTCTCGCCTCAGACCTAGGAGACGTTGGAACCTGGAAAAAAATTAGGCGCGTAAGTCGTTCGGTCTATGACACCCACGCGACTGACGAAATTAAGGAAGCGGTAGCAGAAGCAAAACGACAAGAAGCCGTCAGCGCTGTTATGGACATGAGTTCCTTTGACCTAAATCCAATCAGTAAAACAAAAACATCAAAAACACCATCCAAACCCATGACGAGTTCTACAACACCTCAAACCCCTACTCAGCTAGTAGCTGCGCAAGGTAATGCCAAAAGAGAGTTTTCTGAAAACGACGTAGCGGACATAATTGTCTCAAACCAGGGCGATCAGTTCCTGTACGACAGTTATCTTGATCAGTTTTATCACTACGACGAAGACTTAGATATCTGGTATCACCAAGATGAGCAGCACATCAAACGCAGAATTGTAAAAGCTTTAGACACCTTTGTATCTGCTGGTGTTCTTGGTAGGTACAATGCTGCGACAATAAGTAGCGTGTTTGCGATTTTAAAGTGCAAGCTACTTAAATCTGCAGACGGCGGAAGGAGAAGCATCTGGACTAAATCTAGAGGGTGTGTACCTTTTCAAAACGGAGTCTTAGATACGTCCACGCTGGAGTTTGAGGCTGGGTGTAATAAGGAGCTTTACCTTCGTCACAAGCTTGCTTACTCTTACAACGAAAATTCTCACTGTCCAGAGTTCATGCGCTGGATTAAAGCAGCTCTAGACGTAGGCCAGGAGAAATTAATCCAAGCTTTTGCTCGCGCATTACTGACTGGTTATACAGGAGGTGAGAGATTTCTTCATCTGGTTGGCCCTGGTGGCACAGGAAAATCAACAATGCAGCAGTTGATGATTGCATTAGCTGGTTACCACGGTACGCACACATCGAGTTTGGAAGTTATCGAGACCAACAAGTTTGAAACATACAACTTGATTGGTAAGAAATTACTTCTACTGACAGACGAATCGAACTACAACAAGCGCATGGACGTACTTAAAAAGTTAACATCAGCATCAGATACACTTAGAGCTGAACGAAAATACGGTAAAGAGATAATCAGCTTTAAGCCTGAGTGTCTTGTTTGTATCGCTAGTAATGAGCACATCACATCAAACGACTCCAGCAGCGGTCTTGAACGTCGCCGCTTGACAATCGTCATGGACAAAGTGGTCGACCCTAGCTCTAGAAAAGAATTAATAAGTGTCTACGACGACAGGATTGAAGGAGCTTTCGTAGAGGAGATGAGCGGAATTGTTAGTTGGGCTCTCGCTATGGATTACGCAACGATGAAGGACGTTCTTGCTAACCCCACAAAGCATGTTCCTTCTCTAAACAAGAACAATATTGAAGCTCTTCTTTTCAATAATCAGTTTGTCGCTTGGTTAAACGATTGCTGTCTCTATGCACCTAACACGACCACACCTGTTGGTGCTGGTGCGCGTAAACCAAATGCCGATGAGGGTGAAAAAGGAATGTATGTTGCAAATGCATATGGTGCTCTTTACCCTAGCTATGCAAACTTCTGTAAGTCTTGTGGCTACAAACCTGCAGCAAAACATCGTTTCGTTGAGCGTACTAAGGAAGCTTGTGTGAACATCCTGAAACTTAATTCCGTTAAAATCGTGTTAAATGACGGTATTCCTTCCATAAAAGGTCTACGTCTCAAGCCATACGATGTAAACTCTGATCGAGCAACACGTGGTCCAGAGCGCCTACCTACACCTGTAGAGTTTGCGCAGGATCCATACACAAATAACTGGGAGACAGCATTTCAAAAGCATGACA